TAGCTTGTTCGTATGCTTGTGTAGCTGCTTCTTGTCCTGGTCTTAATGCTGCTGCAAGATAAGGGTTAGCACCTAAGTATTCACCACTAATAGCACCTTGTTGTTGAGCTAATGCTTGGTTGATAAGTGGGCTACCTGCTCTTGCTTGTTGTTCTGCCATTGTTAAAGCAGACTCTGTTTGTGCAGATGGACCTACAAATGTAGGACCTGCAAAGTATTGTGGTGTGTATGTTTCGTAGAGTTTTTGAGCTTCTGANNTGGGTCTATACCAGAAGTTGTTGTTTGTGACTGACCGCCACCTCCACCACCACCATAAAATGTAAATGACTCCACTAAACCTGTAAGCCAATTAGATAAATTCAGTAATTTCATATTTCTTTCCTTAAAGTGTATATTCCCATGTTGAAGGTTTAAAACCCATTTGTAGAGCTTTTCTATCCCAACCACGTCTTTGAGATGTAAAAGTAATTCTTGTTTTACTGCCTTGTTTTGCTATTGCTTGAATTTCTTGCCATGCTTCTTGTAATAATAATTCGCTGTTAATAGATGACCATGCTGCCCATACATGAAGTGCATTACCCATAGGCTGTAATACGACAAAGCCATAAGGTTGGTTATTAGTGATAGCTAGAAACACCATAGAGCGTTGTTCGTAGCAGTCACAATAGACATCTTCTACTATCCATTCAGGATGTCCTTTAGAACGTACTATCTCTAAACCATGCTTGATAAATTCCCAATTTTGACGTAATTGGTCTTTAGGTATATAGTGTAATATCATCCTACTATTATATAACGAAAGTTCCTTGCAACAGCATGACTTCCATGATTAACTGTGCAACTTCCTTGTGCAAAGTTAGTAAAGTAAATGTCTTTTATTTCTTGAGATGAGTCATGGTCTAAAGGCATAAATAAGATAACTGAATTAAACCCTATACGTTCATTATAAAGTGTAGTAGTAGTTGTACTTGTAGCTGTAGAAAAGTCACCTGTATTGTTAGACTTACCTTCTACAAGACCATTCACAATTTCTGCTACACTTCTAGGGTCACCACCTGTCCAAGGTAGTTTACGGTACATATCACTACGTGCCATTATCTCGTTCCTTGTTCAGAGTAGTCTATATCCATTCCAATAGCAGATGACCAGTTAGCACCTGTAGGTGTTAAAGCTACTCTATGATAACGACCAGAGCTTCTTACAGAGCATCTATCTTCTTGACTTGCTGATACAGATGAACCATAAGTAATAGTGTCATCTAACATTTTACGACTTGCTACTTGTACGTTAGCAGAACCATTGTCTACAGATGGTCTAATAAGTGTAATAACAGAGTTATAACCATATTCTAGGTCATTAGTGATAATAGAACCTGTAGCGTATGTTCCTGTAAATGTGATAATTCTAGTATCACGAACACCACCAAATAAAAACTTACCACCTTTATAAAGTCTATCGTCTAATGTAGTTACGAGTGTATCAGATGTTTTTAAAGCTGCTGCTGAAGCTGCCATATCTATGGCTACACCTGTACCTGAACCTACACCNNGTAGCTGTAAATAATACGCCTACTGTATTAGCAACTGCACCTATAAGTGTATAGTCTGTCGTGCCTACACTTCTAATTGTATATTGTTTTCCTATTGTAAATGAACCTGCTGTAACATTGTAAGCAGAGTCAAGACCATCTAATGTTGCACCTGGAGTAGCTAGTGTAGATAAATAGTCTACATCTGTATCAGCTTCACACCATTTTTGTGTTTCAAAGTTATAGATAAGTAATGAACGACCACCAGATACGTTAGTATAGTTCCAAATAACAAGGTTACGTTCAGGGTCTACTGCTGCTGATATAGAGTCAATATCACCAATGTTAGCGTTGTTAAAGAAGTATCTGTCTACTTTTTCAGAGCCAATACCAGTTAGCGTTTGACCATTGGTAGCGTAAAAACCGTCATCTGATAAGAAATAAGCTGTTCCTGCATATTGTGCAATAGAGTTACCTTCTATACAGCCTACGTTACGAGAGATAGTGTCAAATTGAAATATAAGTGGAGTTCCTATATATGACATACGCACAATGGCTTTTTCTAGGAATACAATACCAAACTCACCACCTACGATACCGGTTATATCACCACCGTCAGGGAGTAGTTGATAGTCACTTTGTGATGTAGCAGTTGTAGTCCATGTGGTTGCATCATTGATACCTGACCATTGAACTTTGTTAGGAGTTGTTCCTGCACCAATATTAGCTGCAACTACAAAGTCACGAACTGCTGTAATGTATTTAGCGATAGGTGCATCTGAACTAACGTCTGCAAATGCTGTAGAACTGTTTACGTCAAAAGACTGTATCTTTTCAGAACCATTAGATGCTAATGCAAGACTACCGAATTGTAAGAATTGCCATCTATTTGTACCTGTATATCCACCTGCTTTAGACTCGTCTACTAGAGATAAGTCAGTATTATCTACTTTAAATAGTTTAGTATTACCACCAGCAAAGATGAATACGTCATTGTCTAGTTTAGCAGCAAAGCAATTATTCAAGTTCTCTGAAGCTGCACCTGAAAATGTTACTGCTGACTTAAACGGACCATAACCTACTGCTGCAGGAATAACATTATTAGCTTCTGATACAGAGTCTAAAATGCTAGGTTGGTCTGGTAACCATTCTTTAAATGCTATACGTTGTGTAGGCATATTAGGTCTTCATAATGTAGCAAAGTGCATAGTAAGGAGGTAAGTTAGCATTAGTGCCACTTGAACCTTCTGTAGAAATGGATGTAGCAACTGTAATACCTGTAGTAGAACTACTTGTAGCAGATGATGTTCTACCTGTTCCATAACCTGTACTTGCATCTACAGGTGCGCCACCATTATCAGAACCAGCTTGTGCTGAACCTAAAGTTTGTGGTGTATGGTTGTGGCTTGGGTCTGTTACAGTAGATGTTGCAGTATGGTTATGAGATACGACAATAGCATTAGCACTACCACCTGTAGCACCTACAGCGTATGTAGATGTAGCGCCTACTACAAAACGGTTACGTAAGTCTGGTGTAGAATTAGAACCATCACATAATACCCAACCAGTAGGAATAGTTGCTGAAGAACCTGACCATAGCATTATCATACCAGCTACAAACGCATTACCCCATGTAGGTGTATTACTACCACCTGCTGATAACAATACTTGACCACTAGCACCTGCTGTTCCGTCTAGTCTAAATGCACCTGTAATGTCTACTGTGCCTGAAGATACTAATGTACCTGCAACTGTAAATGGGTCACCACTAGCACCTGTTTGTTGGTCTTTTAGTAACGCCATTAAACTACGAATGGAGTTGTTTAAGTTAGCTGGTGAACAACCTTCAGCAATATTGATATTGGTAATATCCGTATTATCTGCGGCTGTTGAGCTAAATTCTGAAATTTTGGTTTTTGCCATTTTTTATCCTTGTCTATACCATATATCTGATGATGGTGAAATTGTTGTCCATGTATCTGAACTTGGTGATGTTGCTGTCCATGTATCTGAAGATGGTGTCACAGGTGTCCATCCTTCACCTTGTATAATACCGTTTGCTGTTACTGTAGCTATAGGTGTGATAGATGCACTTGCACCTGTAATAATTCCACCTAGACAATAGACACTAGCATTAGCGACTACTTGTGCTTCACCACTTACTTCGTAACCTGCTAAACAAGATACAGTTGTTGTGCCTGTAATGCTTGCAGAGTCTGTTCTTATAACAACATAATTAAGTTCTACTTGACCATTAGCAGTAATACTTGCTGAACCTGCAATCTCAAACGAACCTATAGCAGTTACAGTCGCATTACCTGTAATAGAACCTACAGCATCTCTTATGCGTAAGTAAACAGCACTTACATTAGCAGTTCCGTTTATAGAACCACTATCTAATCTTATTCTTGTTGCACTACCTGTAACAGTAGCGTCTGCTGTAATAGCAGCACTAAATGGTTTTATCGCATTAGCATTAGCGGTAACGGTAGCGTCTGCATCTATTTGTGCAGAGGCTAATACTATGCCACTTATTTTTCCTAACGTACTAAACGAGGTTTCAGCAAATGCGGATATACCAAACATTATTCACCCCAGTTTTGTGCGTTTAATACCTCTATAAGACCTTCTACAGTAGTTGATGCTTTGATATCAGTTTCTAATCTATTTGCTTCTGTGACGATTTGTGTGCGTTTTAGAGCTATTTCTTCAGGAATATCTACATTACGTTCTGCTTTACGGATAATATACCAGTCTGTTTGTGCTAATAACTTACCTGCTGTATCTTTAACTTGTGCGATAAATTGTGACTTTAGACCTTTAGTGACCACTTGTTCTGTTGTGTCAACCATAGACTCTGTAGCTTTATCATACACTTGTTTGTAGAGTGGTGTGCCATCTTCTTTGACTTCTAACTTGTCTTCAAGGGCTTTAGGGTTATTAATATCACCGTTCCAGTAGAATCTATCATCTGCACGAACAGGGTCAGCTACCCATGTAATACCAATAGCTAGTTTTTCTTCTTCTGTAGATAGGTTAAGCCAGCTACTAGGATACTGTGTGCCGTTAGCATCTCTAAATCCTACTCCTTCTGGTAAGTGTTTTCCGTTTAATAAAAACATAATTTTTCCTTTGTTAAATTGTTACCTTGCCAAGCTATTCTTGAATGGGTTTTCTGCGAAGGCTGCGTATATATAAGTATTTCCACTTCCATTCCACCCACCATTACTTGTTCTTAATTTAAACCCATTTGATAAAAAGTCTAAAACTGTAACAGTTGATTGAACTTCAGCAGATGATAAATTAGGACTTAATCTTAAATCAACAACATTATAAGTATTTCTTGTAGAGTCATGTATATACCAATCCTCAGCAGTTGATATTCCTTTTAATAATATAAATTTAGGTCTAAAACCAAGATATACAAAACTTCCGTCAGTAGAACCATTACCTGTGTAAGAACCAAATTTACTAAACCCTGCTATTTCTGCCCATACATATAATACATAATTTGTTCCATTATTATTTGAGTCATTATTACCTAGTGATATAACAGATGAAGTAGGTAAGGTATTATTAAAAGTAATTTGAGCCCCAGCAGCTCCAGTTGTATTTAATCCTTCTATAACTTGAGTTGCACCTAGAGATGTATGCCATACATACCAATTAACAGCACTACTTATATTTTTAAGCAATATCATTTTAGGTGCTACACCTAATCCATGTCCTACAGTTTTTGGGCTAGAACCTATTCCTGTATAAGTCACAATACTAAACCCAGCAGTTGTGTTTACAGATACAGTAGATGTAATAGTACCAGCAGTATTTGATGAGCCAGCACCATTAGCTTTCCATGACCATCCTACATAGGTATCAGTATTAGTATTTAATTGTGCTAATGCACCTACTGTAAAGCCATTAGAATTAAATGCTGTAAGACCTGTAGTTTCTGTTGTTTCGGCAGTTGTCGTATTACTTTCTAATTGTTTTTGCACACCACGAACAGCATCATATAGTCCATGGTCTGCTACACCATTTCTTTCTTTTATCCACACAAAGTCAGGTTGAAAATTTACACCTGATATACTTTGACTAGAACCTGTTCCTGTATATAGCGTTGCATCCATATACTTATTACCTTGCAATATAGTAGGTGTAGGAAGGTTGTAAGTATTAAGTGCTACAAAGCCTGTAGGAGGTGTGTATGCGAATGGTCTTTGACCGAAGTTTACAGAATAAGAAGCATTATTTCCTGATGAACCATCTGCAACAAATGGAGCATAAGGTGCATTTGCAGCTACAATAGTTTGAGTAGAAGAAAGTGAATTATTTACATAGAATTTACATTCTAAATTATCAAAGTCCATTGTAACACCAACAGTTTTGATACCACCAATAGTGCTATTATCTATTGCTAAAGCATTAGGGTATATATTTGTTGTGTCAAATACAGAAGTTATTGGTGCAATACCGACAAAATTACCTGATACATTTTGTAAAACATTAACTTCAAAATAATACTTACCACTTGAAACAGCTATAGAACTTCTTACTGCACCATAAGTTGTGCTGCCAGCCGCATCTAAATTGGCTGCACTTAATGTCATGGAATTATTATCTAATGGGTTCAACACCGCATAATTAGCCACAGTCGCACTTGTATTAGTAGGGCTATCTGTCATAGCATCATAAGTTGTGCCTGCTGTTACAGAGATATTGTTTGTAGTCAAGTAGTTACCATTACCAGAGAAGTCTTTACCTAGTCCAGCGTTAGAACCTGATGTAGTAGCTATGTCAGAGAATTTAAGGTAGAAGCCATTAGTGCCATAAGTGCCAGAGTATGCTTTGGGTTTCCATACGCCTGTAGTAGTATCTGTTTCACCTAAGTCTGATGCTACTTTAGCTTGTCCATCAATGAAGTTAACTTCTGCCATGTAACCATCAAAAAAGTCAATATTTCCAGCTGTGAAATTCAAAGAACCTGCGGAATGAATATTAGCACTATTTATATACATATTTGTATTTTGTGCTGGATATGTGGCTATGCTTAATGTGGTTATTTGTGTGCCATTTACATATAATTTAACTCTATTTGAAGATGTAGCTTGAGTTGTATCTACTGCAACAACTAAATGATACCAAGCAGATGGGTCACGATATACAGCACTTGTTACTACCTGTGCAGTTGAATTTAAATTATTATAAAAAGAAAAATTATCACTACTAAAATATATTTCAGCATACGCTGCCCCACTAGTGCCTCCACCAAACAAACATCCACTAGAACCTATATTACTTCTTTTAACCCAACCACTCCAAGTCCACACTTGTCTATTACCAGCACTTGCTGGTGTTCTATTTAGATAAGCACTCGCACTACTTCTAAAGCGAAGTGAGTTGTTTATATTGTAGCCCTGATTACCACCAGAACCGATAAGAGGATTATTATTTAATATTGCCATTATGAGTAGTTAGCTGTAAATACTGCGTGAATAGAACCAGTAGTACGCACTACATAATCTATGCGGTCTACTGCATTTGCTGTTGTGGTAAGTGTAGGTGCTGTGCCACCGATAAAGTCCCAATATGAACCAAATGCTAATGTTCTTGAGCCTGTGCCATCTTGCACGACAAAGATAGAACCTGACTGACCAGCTGTTAAGTTTGTAGGGTTAGCTAGTGTTCTGTTGCCACCGAGTGTGACTGTATAGTTGTTAGCTAGAGCAAAGTCAGGTGTAATAGTAGCACCATCTGTAAGTGTAGATATACTACCTCTTTGTGCTGCTGTCCATGATGATGCAGTATCAGGTTTAGCATAGTCTGTTCCTGCTGTAGCATTTGCTAAAGCACCACCACTATTAGCTTTTAAAATAGCTGTGCCTGAAGGAGGTGCTAAATAGTCTGTGCCTGCTGTAGCTGCAGTAAGACCAGTAGAGCCATCACCTTTTTGAAGTGCTGTACTAGAAGTTAAGCCAATGATAGTATCACCTGACTGTAATTCTTGTATTGTTGTGCCATTTAGCACTAATCCATAACGAGTTGCCATAATTATCCTTAACTTACTGTAACATTAATTGTTGAGCCACTTCTATTTAACACAGGTAAATAACCATTAGCTAAAGCAACGTCAGCAGTAGTAGCATCTCTTTTTAACACTACCATTTTTGTAGGTAGATTACCTAGATATATTGCTTTTTCAGCAGGATAAGTGACAAATACATCTTTTGTTCCTGCACTAAAATTAACTGCACTTCCGCTATTGCTAGACTCTAGGATAGTGTCACGAGATAAAGTAGTGCCTGAAGAAGTATATGTTCCTATACCTACTTCCCATTCATTCGTATTAGATAACTGTATTGTGTAGAATGTAGTGTTACCATCACCAATAACAGAGAATGATTGGAAGCCTGTCGCAGCACCACCTAATGTAACTGTGCCTGTGCCTGTGGTCGTAGTGGTTTCTCTTACCCTATCTTTAACGACTAGAGCCATGATTTATCCTTACGCTAATGTAACTGAAAGGTTACCTGAAGCTATTTTGAAAATATCGCCAGAGTCAATTGCTTTAGCTGTATCTAATGCTGTGTGGTATAAAAGATTACCTGATGTAAGTGCATCATTAATACCAATCCAACCTACTGTTCCCCATGAAGCTGTTGCTGTTGGGAATGTAACGTCAGCATTGTTTGTTGTTACACCGTTAGATGGTGCGCCAAATGTAACTGCTGTTCTAGCATATGAACCACCTGATACTTCTGTACCACTACCTGCGTCTGTAGGGTCTGAAGTCCATAGTGATACATATACTGTTGCGACTGATGTATATGTTGTGTTGCGTAGAGTTGCATTGATTAATGCGTTCTCTAAAAAATTACTCATTTCTGCCATGATTTTTCCTTTATCTTGGTGTTACGCTTAATGTTGTGTATGGATATGTTGCACCTAAATCACTCTTCTTAATATTCGCAATTGCTCTATCGTATAAAGCAGACCATGTAGCAATTCTTTGGTCGTTCATAAGATATGGTTCTGC